ACAGCAGATCCTGAAACAACAGGAGTTCCTATAGCAGTGTCTAATTCATGCTCAGGACCAACAACAATAGTTGTATTGCCATCAGCAGAAATAGAATAAGGACCAATAGTAGTAGAAAGAGCTTCTCCTGTTAATATAACAGTGGCCGATCCTACGACTGTTTCATCGCCTATGGTAGTGGTTAATTGTTCACCTGTAACAAGAACATCAATGCCAATACCAATTTGAACACTACCTTGAGTAGTAGATAATGATTCGCCTGTTAAAGAAACAGTAGCATTACCTGTGACGGATTCATCGCCTATGGCAGTAGTTAAACTTTCCCCTGTGACTGCAACTAAAGCAGATCCTGTAACAGTCGCTGTTCCTAAAGTGGTAGTTAAACTTTCCCCTGTAACAAGAACAGTCGCTGCACCAGAAGCAACAACGCTGTTTTGAGTAGTGGTTAAACTTTCCCCTGTAACGGATACAACAGCGTTTCCGATAACAGTTTCATTACCAATAGCTGTAGAAAGTTGTATACCTGTAACGGATACGGCAACGCTGACAGCGGCTTCACCTTGCCCTGCGTATGTATCGGCCGCAAAAGGAAATAAACTGTTTAACATAGCACCTTATCCTAGGGCTATGGATGCCACCATTGTTGCGTCATGCGGTTGTTCCGCTGGTTGTGTGCAGAACACATCCTTAGTCCCTGCACTAAAGTTTACAAGATTATTAGAGTTCGAGGAAGTAAGAACTGCATCTCTTTGAAATGTTGTGCTTCCAGTTAAAGTACCTACACCGACTTCATATTCGGTTCCACCTTGAAGGGATATACAATAGAAGGTTGAGTTGCTAGTGCCGATGGCTGCACTAAAAGCTTGAAAGCCGTCCTCAGCTCCTGCTAATGTAAAATCGCCTGTTCCAGTTGTTGTACTGGTCTCTTTAACTCTATCCGCTACAACAAATGCCACGAACTACTCCTTAGGATATTCTTAGGATTGCGTTTGAAGCGTCAGCTGTTGGGAATTGAATTGTAAAAGTTCCTGATGTTGAAGTTTTTACTGCACCAAAATCTAAAACCATTACTGCTGCATTTGTGTTTGTTGTTGCAGAAGTATTGGAGTTATAGATAACGGCTGCTTGTGCTGAAATTGTAGCACTGGTAAAACTTAAATCACTGAAATCAATAAATGCTGTTGCACCTGTACCCGCAGCACCAGCATTAGTTAAAGTACCACCACCTGCAGAATAAGTTCCTGAAGCACTAACTTCGTTAGTTGCGGAATATGCAGTAGTAGTATTACTTAATGTTGCTGAAGCATCGTACAGAGCTAATTTAAAAGCGTCACCACCAGAAGCACGAAAATCGTGTTCACCTTCTAATAGTTCAACTTTAAAACTATCACAGACTGCTTGTGTAATTGCCATCTTTATTTACCTCCTGGAGCCACTGATTGTAACGGCACACGCAGGACTCCGTCTGCGTATTCGTCTCTGCGTTTTCTGCCCATTTGAGTAACAGATAAGCCTTGTACGGCTGTTGCATACTTTTGTTCGTATAATTGCACAAATGTAGGATTTTTCAAGTATGAAAAGGCTTCCGCTGTTACTCCATATATAAGTATTTCTGGAGCGTTTGTAGAAAGCCAAGTTGTTGTATTTGAACTTGATAATCTGTCAGGTGTTTTATTATACCATAATTCAATAGTGTAAGCAGCGTCGGGAGTAGGTGCAAAAATAAAAGTATTTTGATCCCAGTTTGCATAATATCGTGGTTTGCCGGTATTATTAGTTCGATCCACATTATACTCGTCAATAAAGGTTGTATCTCTTTGTTCAAGCCAAGTTCGATCATTTGTTGCTTGATCAACAATTTGAACTCCACGCTCTAAATCAAAATCATCAGGAAGTGTGATAAAAGGACTACCTACAGTAAAACTTGAGGTAGCAAATTTTCTAAAAGAATCTAAATCTAATTGTTTTTGTACTTTATTTTCTGTGTTAACAATAAAGACGTCAATAATTGAATCCGATAAAACCTCAGATCCTACTTCCGTGTAGTTTCTTACATTAGTTAAAAGTTCAGAATAATTCATGATGTGCTCACTGTGACATTACCAACTTTCGTAGTAATTATCAACTTTTTGGTTTCTGTTGATGGTTGCATTCCATTGGACTCAAAAGCACTATCTCCTGGTGCTGCAACATAAACAGTAACGGGTTCTTTTCTTGCAGGTCTTGGATCTTGTAAAGCAATAGGGTCAGCAGGGTGATAAGGAGGATCTAACTGTGGGTGTTTTGGTTCGTAACACTCAGGACAAGTAAATAAACCGTTCCACTCTTGTTGCAATTCTAAATACTTGTATTGCTGGCCACACCGATCACAAATGGCTAAGGCAAATTTACCTGAAGCAAATGTCATTTAACCTCCAGGATAAAAATTACGAGGAACAATATGAACAGAAGTAGATTGACTATCTTCAGTTAATGCTCTTTGTAACTCTGCCTCATATCGACGTTCAAGTTCTTGTGATCTCTCAGGAGCTACTTCTTGTGCAGTGTAATAAGCTAAACCTGAAACTAAACAAGGAAGAAAACGAAAAGGTGCATCAGGTGTATTTGTATAGGCACCCACATCTTCAATTCGACCAACATAATAATAGTTAATTTGTGTGTCAGTAGTATCGGGAGTTTGATAAAGAGTAATAGTTACATTAGATAAATTTCTTCTTATATAATATTGTGATGGTGTACCTTGAGATGTTTTATTAGGTAAATTTTCATATTCTGATCTTGATATTTTTGTCATTGAGGTATCGGTATTACCATTACGAAATACCACTTCTAAAACATCAGATGCATCAGAAGGAGCAGTGTAGGTAGCAGTTCCTGCTGTTAAATTTGTTGTAGTGTTTTTGACTTTCCAAAGATGAATACCTCGGTTTCCCCACTCTGAAAATAATAAATTTAAATTATCTCTTGCAGCAGAAAGTTCATACCCTGTACGTATATTCATGCCACAACGTGCATAAGCACGCTCAACAATTCTATCAATACTTAAATCAAATGCTGTAGTTCCCGAGGTAGCCATAAATTACTTCTTTTTTTTCTTATTTTTCTTTTTTACTTGTTTTTTTGGATTCCCACCACGTTTCATTGCAACAGGTTTTCCGCCTCTTTTCATGGCTTGTTTTTTCATAAACATGCTACTTCTCCTTTTTAAAAAGTTTTTCGTATGTATCTTGGCGAGTTTTTACTACGTCCTCATAGTATTCTTCAGGCCAATTTTTATAATACCCTATCTTATGTAGTTTGCAACTTGCTTCGTAAAGCTGTTTGAATTTTTGTATTAGCATCATACTAAATTGATTTTCAGGCTCCCAACTACATTCATCGGTTGGATTTACAAGAAATTCTTGATCTTCCACAGTTGCGGGATTATTAGGATGAAACCCCATAAAATATACATCACGTCTATTATATGTTTTATTGTAAAAATCTATTTTATCTTGAAATTGATTCTCATCATATTGATCCCAAAAAGGGTCACAAAAGATGATAATATCGTGTTGTTTTTTATTCCAATCTTTTAATATACTGGTGAGATGTTTTTCATACTTGGATTTATCCATTCGAACTTCTATTCGAAGTTTACCCTCTTTTCTCCATTTAGCAGCGAAAGGACATGCCGGGAAACCTAGATGTTTATTCATCGGTTCTAAGACTTGCTTAGACCATTGAATAACATCTTCTTTAATTTTTTCTGCTTGTTTTTTTCGAGACAAAGGTTTTTACGTTTGTAGGCTTTCCACCTGGATTGCCAGCAGCACGCTTACGACGTACTGCTGACGCTTTTTGAGAACTTGACATACTTCTTGCTTTTGCAATCGGTACGCACTTTGGATACTTTCTTTTTGATCCTTTTGATCTTCCGCAAGGTTGATACTTACCGTCTTTTTTGGGTGCACCAATGTCCACCCAACGTTCTTTCACCCATTTACGAAGACCGTTTTGAGCCATTAAAATACTGATCTGATAACTTCAATGACAACAAGCACAGCCACAACAGAAACAAAAATCTTTGCTTTGTTATTTAGCTTGTTCCACATGTTTTTGATTTTATCCATGATTAACCTCCTTAAACATAAAGTTTGGTTTTCTTACGTCTATTGTCTGCAACCATACCACATCCAGCAGCGACCATTTCACCACCGACAGCTTTTCTTTGAGCGGATACGGCTTTTCTTTCTTGAGACTTAGATTTACCACCAGGGGTAACTTTACCAGAACATACTGCACTAGCATACATATTTGCGTAAGCAGATGGGTAAACTTTAAACTTTCTTTTTGCGGCGGCTTTTCCTTTTG